CCATCTGAATACCTTTCGGCGTTTCATTGCTTTGCACGGGCAGTTTGCCGAGCCGCCTCTCTTTTTTCGCTGGTCCAGCTTTCCCGGCGGGAGCGGTCTTCCCAAATGGTGGTGACCTTATCGCCGTCCTTGAAGCAGTAGGTCAGCCGGTTCTCCGTTCCAACCTCAATCCGCTCTTATCTTTAGCCAGTAAAAACTGCTTCGTCGAAGGTTTCGGTGCCCAGAACTTCGGCTGTTACAGCCATCAGTGTTTCCTCCGGGATCACCTTTGAAGTTGGGCAAAAATTCTTTGCCTTTGGTGTTGTAAGTTCCGCAGACCCAAGCGGGGCCTCTGCTGACCATTTTCCTGCGGTAGTTCTTACCGCAATCCATGCAGTGCAGTTTCCCACGGAAAGGATAGACTACATTGGGATCAGAGGTATGGGCGAAAACCGCAGCCCGTTCCTTCCTGGTTTCTTGGGTGGTCTGGAACTCCGTCATGGAAATGATGGCCTCGTGGCTGTCCTCTGCGTGGTACATGGGAAGCTGGCCACGGTTGATGCGGCCTTTCTTCGTGATGTGATCCTCCACAAATGTTGTTTGCAGGAGAAGGTTCCCGGTGTAGGCGTAGTTGTTGAGGAGCTTCTGTAGGCTCCCTTGCGTCCAGAGGTTTCCGAGCCTGGTTCGGTATCCTTCTTTGTTCAGATACTTAGCGATTTTGTAAGTACCCCAGCCGCCGTTGTAAAGGGAGAAGATCAGCTTTACCAAAGCTGCCTCTTCTGCCACCTGCACATAAATGCCATCCTCGATGCGGTATCCAAGAATGAGGCCATTCCAAGGAAGGCCATTCTGGAAGTTGGCTCGGATACGCCATTTCTGATTTTCGCTGGCGGAGCGGCTTTCTTCCTGTGCGTAGGATGCCAGGATGGTCATCATCAGCTCTCCGTCTGCGCTCAATGTGTAAATGTTCTGCTCCTCAAAGTAGACATTGATTCCCAGGAGCTTCAGCTCCCGAACGGTCTCCAGCAGCGTGACTGTATTGCGGGCAAACCGGGAAATCGACTTGGTGATGATCAAGTCGATCTTTCCAGCTCTGCAATCGTTAAGAAGTCGCTGGAAGTTCTCACGGGCATCCTTGGTGCCAGTCAGGGCCTCGTCGGCATAAACGCCGCAGTATTGCCAGCCGGGATGTTTCTGGATGAGGTCGCTGTAATAGCTGACCTGGGCCGACAGCGAATGGAGCATGGCATCCTTGCCGGAGGATACTCTGGCATAGGCTGCGACCCGTGTGAGTTTTGGTGCTTCCGCAGGAAACTCAACCTGCGTAATGATGCGTTTCAATGCGTCACCTCCTTGGTATTAGTGAGCATATTACCTCTACTGTGCCCGAATAGCCAGGGTTATTAGCGGAATATAGTACACGATGTTTCCAGGTGTTTTTTGGTCATAATTGTATCAATTATGGCGTACTCTTCCTCCGAAATGATGCCCCGGTTCACCAATTCACGAGCCATAGACATGGCCATTCTGTACTGAAGAAGCTGGCGGGCTTGCTGTTCATCCATCGCTGTCCACCTTCTTTCTGGCAAGGGCATAACAGCTCCGGGAGCAGTATTTCCGTCCCGCTTTTCCGTAGCTTTCAAAGACGGTACCGCAATGCTGGCATACAATCCGATAAAAGGCCTTCTTATTCAGCTTTGTATCATTTTCCTTCCACCAGGCCATGCGACACTTGTCTGAGCAGTACCGCTTCGCCTTTTTGTGGGGAGTCTGTATGAGCGGCCTTCCGCAGTGACGGCAGAGGCCTTTGTGATCGGCGATGTCCGTCTTGGACACCGGGTATCGGTGGCAGTGAACTTTTACAGTATTCTGGGAAATGCCAGTAAGCTCCGAGATTTGTTTGGGGGTAAGGCCGTCCAGCTGGTAAGAGCGGATCTGGCTGCGTTCCTGGTCAGTCATAGTGAAGTCCTCCTTCTGAGGGAAAGAGACTCCCTCACGTACTTAGCCACGGCAGACCACATTTTTTGCCGGTCTATAACAAAAAAATTCCCACCAGGCGAACCCAGTGGGAAGAAATAGTCGGAAAGACCTCTGCGGCCTTATTGCAGTTGGAAAACGATTAGAAATGGTTGTGGCAGTGATAGCGGACACCTAAAAGAATACGCCCCAGGCAAGCCGCCTAGAGCGTATCTGTTAGTTCATATCCAAATTGGACAGCTGGTGCCGCTGATCTCTGCGGCCATAGATGATTCCGAAGACTTGAACCTTCTTAGCTTCCTCGTCCACCCAGAAATAGACCAGGTAGTTTTTGACCGGGAGCTTATGTACGCCCTGACTGTGCCAGGGTTCCTCTTCGGTAAGGGGCACACGGTTGGGGAATTGATCCAGAGAAGCGATTTCCTTTTCCAGAGTGTCCAGCATCTTCATGGCAGTGCCGGGAGCTTGCAGAGTGTAGCTGATATAGCTGATAATTTCTCTCAGCTGCTCTTGGGCCTGCGCTGTAATTTTTACTGTGTATTTTTCAGGCATTACTGCATCTCCCGTCTCAGATCTGCAAATACATCAGACGCAGCACGGGATTTGTCTGCCTTGGCTTCGCTCATACCACGTGCCATCATTGCATTGAAAGCAACCTCGTCCATCTCGTCCCGGGCGACCGGCACAGCGGGAACGGAAAGAGAGAACGGAATGCTGCGAGTCATGATGATCTGCTTATAGAGCGCATTGATCAGAACAGAAGTAGGGATGCCCAGCATCTCCATAATCGCTTCAGCTTGCTCTTTAACGCTCGGTTCGACACGAGCCATTACATTAGCGGTCTTAGTTGCCATAGTTCATACCACCTTTCTGGCTCTATTATATCCCATTGTATTGCTAATTGCAATACAAAAATCAAAAATTTACAATTCAAATGGTGATGGTGTCTGCGCGAGAGGCCAGCTTCCAGAATACCCAGCGATCCAAAGCCATGAAATCGCCAGCATTTTTGAACTGGGGTTGCTTAAACAGCATCCGCAGAGTAATGGCCACGGCCACCTCATGCTTGCAGAGATCGGAGTAGGGACAGTCGCAGTAGATGTCGGTCATCATGCCATCATTAAAATGGAAGTCAACCCGATACCACTTGGTGCCTTCCACATAGGCACGGCCTACACCGTTCTGGACGCAGAGATAACGCACACGGCCTTCTGTGCAATAGCCCACAGCCCGCTCGGCAATGACAGAGGTGATGTCCTCGCAGGCTTCGATGTTGTTAATGTCAATGGTGTATCCCTCGCCGGAGATCACCTCGTCCTCCTCTTCGTCCTCTTCCTTCTTTTTCTTGGGATCTTCGGGCGGAGTGACCCAACCTCCGAACTGCTCCGGGGTAATGGCGATCTGATCGAAGGATACCATCTTGTCCCGTACACCAGTGAAGGAGCCGTGAATCGTGAGATCCAGCAGGGACAGCACACGCTCATAGTCGGAAGTGTGGATGCGGAACTTGGTGGTGACGGAAACGACCACACCGGGTTCACCAGCCAGCTTGCCGCTGACATAGACCACATCGCCTTCTTGCAGATCGAAGCGGTCATTATAGTATGCCAGGGGCATGGCGTGGCATTCNAAAACGAACCTTTCACCAGCGACTTCACAAGAGTCATGCTTCGGAGGGTGGTGGGTGCTATAGTTGTTTCCGTTTTGGGTTCATTGCTGGCCATAAAGCCGATCATTCTTCTCATAGCGATGCCTCCTATTACAAGTAGATGTTGTCCATGATGGAATAGAGCTGGTTTGCGTTATAGCGGCGGTTATCCGTGCCGCGCTGGTAATGCCGTGTATTTCTTCGCAGATTTCGCATACTGTCTGCCTTCTGCTTGGCTTTCTTCTCCTGCCGTCTGCGGTAAATATCGTGCTGGATGATGTATTCCAGGTACCCAACAATCGTTTTGCTGCGAGTGGCCTGGGAGTGATATCCCGGGACAATGCTGGGGATCTCTTCGTATTTGTGATATGTATTCTTGTGATAGAGGAAGAGCTTGTTCGCTTTGCCGTTGACGATGATCCGCCACTTGCTTCTGGGAGTGTGAACGTGGAGCTGGCCATCTTCCAACCAGCAGGATACGCCATTTTCCTGGCAGAACTGATTGACGGCCTTCTGCTCTTTACGGAGCCTCATACCTACAAGGGAGCAGCAGTTACACATACGATAACCGGCTATCCGGGCTTCTTCCGGGGTGGCAAACTGCTTTTTATACTCTTTGCGAATACGACGGGCGATCTTGCAGTGAGGAAGGTGGAATACTTTCTCATTGCATTTTTGTGCTGTAAAAATACCACGAGGGGTCAACTCCTTTCTTTGTATGACCTAATTATATAAAGATAAGTGTCCTATAAAACGGACTGATGCGTATGGGAGCGCAATTTACGGATTGTTGATGAAATCCCCGTTTTTCTGTGCTATAATAACAAAAATCAACATCAAGGAGGTTTCCTATGGAAAAGTTTATTCCCTATGAGAAGCTGTCCAAGAAGGAACAGCAGAAAATCAACAAGGCCAAGCGTGGCACCTGGGGCGAACTTAATCCCGTCACCCGGAAGCCGCAGAACAGCAAGACATATAACAGAAAGAGAGCGCAGGCTTGGAAGAAAGATTTTCCAGACCTGCGTTCTTTCTTTATGGGTTTCTAGTTGATTTTTTCCCACTTTTACAGTAGAATTATTATTAGCGTCTCGGCGGTTAGATTAGGGGCAGGTCGCCCACTATTAATCTAAGGAGGACTAACCTATGAAGGTAAATCCCAAAACCGTCGTATTCGTTCTGGAACTGGTTTCTGCGCTTGCGCTCACTGCAAGCACCTATGTAATCAAGTATTACATCGAAACCCCTTCCGTCGGATGACGCGGGGCGCACGATCCGAAAGGGTTGTGCGCCTTTTACATTCCACCATTTCAAAACTTGTATTAAAGCAGGGTGATTTCTATGGTTCAGCCGTTTGATTACAATAAATATTTTGATGTGGCAATCGAACAGATTCAGCAGTTGCGCTCCCCTCATGCAACACCACTCACACATCAGACACTGGGTTGGCGAATTATTCAAAGCCAAGCCATGACTAATATTGGTGGGGACGAATATGACCGATTTGCTGCCATTGTCCCCCGTGCCCGAGCGGTCACACATAACTGCATTTTGAATGTTCTGTGGCAATTGTTAAGAGAAAAAGCACCGCAGTGCAAGCTCATCCCGCCTAAAAGCGAACAACTCAGCAACGCGGGCATCCACTTTGCATTCATCGATACAGTAAGCAACTGCCTTGTTATTGTCACGGACAAAGAACACGACATCCTATGTGTAGCCGATGATTATATACCGGATGGCGTTGCACAATTATTGAGAGCAACCGGCGTACCCAGCTATAAGCACGTATATTTGCTTCATGATTACGCGTACCTGCAGTATATTAAGCATACTGTTGACACGGATGATCCTGGCCACGGATGCGGGGCCTATTCTCTCAGTTGGCTGTTTGATACATATTTTGGTGAAGGAGAGTATCTTTATTTCAAAGAGGCATTGAGCATATACAAGAAGCGTGTTGACGAACTCTTGGGATATGCTATTGTTCGCGTTTTGAATAGGTCTGCCTTGGAGAAATTCAGAATGATCACAGAAAAGGAACTTCTGAAGTTCAATTATGCTCAAGTGGAGACCAGTACCGTTATCAGTGAAAAAAAGAATCAGCCCCCCAAGCCTTGTTCCTTAGAGCCGGGTGAATACGAAAAAATGCAGCGACAGTTCATTGCAAATTGCAAGTACAAGGTACTACTTGGACAGAGTGATTTTGCAGAAAGCCTGATTACAGCTGAATGGCTTCGCGATTCCATGCGTAAAGCACAGGCCATTGACCTAACAGTAATCGGTACTGGTTATTTCAAAGCCGCCGAGCAATTGCTGTATTGCCTTGCAAAACTGCGATTCTCCGATGTGGACGAAAAAGAAACCTTCGGGAATTTTGCTTATCGTTATCAAAAGAACCAAAAGCTATTCTTTCATAAAGATTTGCTTCCTACTACCAGAGAATATGTTTACGAATCAATATACAGCTACGCAAAGCTGAGAAACGGTTATTTCCATAAGCACAATATCCACGATCCGAACCGAATCGAGGAAATCCGTACAGCAACCTTTCTTCTTATGTTTTTGCTACTTGGTTCGCAAAAACTAAGTGGAACCGATTTAGCGGCCCTGGGCACACCTGCTCTCCATAACTATAGCGAGTTCAACAAGATTTGCGATTATGTTGAATTTCATTCGCATGATTTTTTCTGTTTGGAACCCGATGGATTTCCAGATCAGTGGGTGCAGCCGGTTGATATGGCCAGTATCCCGGCCAGCATTAAAGGTGCAGTTTCCTCTCGCTGCCTCTATTTCTTCAACCTTAGTGCGAAAAAGATTTTTAGAGTTACTGAGGATAACCTCCCCAAGCGTATATGGATAGGAAAACTGGATATAAAACAAACTGACCAAATATCTCTGGATTTGATAAAAGAGAAGGTACTGTACGAAAACGGTAGATATTCTGTGCCCGCTTTGGTGGACGAATCTGGCTTCGCATATTAACCGCATTTTTCCTGCCCCCTACATTGCAAGTGTAATGTAGGGGGCACTTTTGTTTCTCGCGAAAAAAAACAGCTCCTGTTGTAGGGCTTAACAGCTACTACATTTCAGGAGGCAATCTATGGATTTGCAAGAATTACAAAAACTGCTGGATTCGGTACAGATCGGACAGGTTTTGCTATCAGAATGTGGCGAACCACGCCTTGAAGCGTTCTCCGGGAACGCCCTATACTCTAGGCGAGGGATGCCAACTATGAACAAGTATAAGACGGTCAAGGAAGTGTGTGACCTTACTGGCCTCACACGAAAGCACCTATATTATTTCCATCATGAAAAAGTTGTGCGGGCCGTAGCTTATGCAAATTACTCGGTGGAGGGCTATAACGGGTACAAATTGTACGATGACATAGCCGTAGAGAAGCTCCAGCAGATTGCTCTGTATTACCAGCTCGGACTTAAGCGCGACGAAATAAAGGAGATTATGCTGACCCCCAATTATGACAGCAACATGATCCTCCAAACTCTGCTTGCGATGGAGCAGGAAAAGAAAATACACATCGAGCGGCACATCGCTGCATTGGAGCATCTAATCCTTGCCGGAACTAAGAACGGTGTCAGTGGATCGCTGCGTGGGATCTCCATAGACGAGTTGGGCAGGACCCTTCTGGCCGTCCGGGAAGCATCCGCAGAGGATTGTTCGTCCCGTGCGCTACCAGAGGAACACGCCACGATATTTGCAAGGGAGTTCTCGGCTCTGATCGCCAAATTTTGCCCAGATGGATGAAGCTATGCTGGTATCCACACCCGGGGCCGAGATAATCCAGAAGGTTTTCGATCTGAGCAATAAATACCTTGGCTCTGACAGTTCTCCGTTTGTGCTGGGGCTGTTTATGAGCGTACTGGGCGAAGGCTCCATTGCACAAGGGATCACAGACCAGCTGACCCCGGCCCACGGTAGGGCGGTCATTCAGTACATGATCGATCACCCACAGATTTACACCCATCCCCCTCGCAGCACAGCTGGTGAGGGTTCAGAAAATACTGGGAGGAAAAGAAAATGAAAAAGATAATCGCCATTCTTCTGGCCGTTACAATGCTGCTGTCGCTGGCAGCCTGCGGTACAGAAACACCCCAAAACAGCGATACCCAACCGGGCGCATCCAGCACCGATGATCCTGTAACTGACCCTTCTACAGGAACGATGGAACCCTCCTCTGATGCAACCACTCCGCCCGAAACCACGGATAAACCGGCAGACTATTCGTACAGCATTGATCTGACTGGGATTACTACCCTGGAAGAACTGGAAGCTCGCATCGAGGAACATCTGGCCGCAACCATAGCGTCCCTGAACTCGCAGTGGGAAAACTTGGCGGCTGAGATCGATACATACGAAAAATATGTTGAGAATACGGAGCGGGTTTCCGAATTCTATGAAACGGTCATAGCCGAAACCGACCAGATGTGCATCATGCTCTATGAGTACAGCGCCGCCTATGCAAGGATGATCCTGGATTCCGATATGTCCGCCGATGATAAGTATGATGCCATAGACGGGATCAACGATTGCCTGTACGAGGATGCCTGCGACGAAATCAATGACGAGATTTATGAAGGCCTCCTTGAAGAAATGAACGATCATTTCTACGAGGGAATTCTGGACGATGCCCACGACGATGTGGACTGCAGCGATTGGTACGATGTATGTTCTGAAGAATACAGCCAGTGGTATGATACTGCTTCGGAAGTCTATGGTCTGTATTATGATGCGGCTTCCGAAATCTACTCTTTCTACTACGACATGGCCAGTGAGCTGTATGGCCGGGACTTTGAAAGAGCGGAAAAGATCTACGAGCGGTTCCTTGAGAAGATTGCAAAGGCTAAGGGCCAGGACAGCGGCAACGGCAATACTGACGCAACGTTTGACACCACCTTACGGACTGCAGGCAGTGTAGAAGAACTGGAAACGGTCGTAGACGCACACGTTACTGAGTGCGTGCAGGCCCTTTGGGCTGAGTGGGAAGCTCTGTCCACGGACATTGACACTTTCGATGAATACATGGCCAGTGTTGAGTCCATTGAAGCCTTCCACACCCACATTGAGGACTCCGCTTCCCAGATTTTCGTGATGATTTGCGATTATGGTGCGGTCTATGCCGAGATGATTTTGCAGTCTGACTCTTCCACAAAGGATATGTATAATGCCTTTGAGGACTTTAAGGATTGCATCTATGAAGATGCTTGCGAAATCGTGAAGGACGAAATCTACGAGGGTCTCCTCAACGAGATCAAGGACTACTATTACGACGGAATCATTAACGACGCAAAAGACAGCGTTGAGTATAGCGATTGGTCGGATGCTCGTGGCGATGCTTACAGCTGGTGGTCTGATGCCCGCGGAGAAGTGTACAGCAATTGGTCTGACACAAGAGGCGATCTTTACAGCTTCTACTCTGATATGCGCAGCGAACTGTATAGCGGAGATGCTGACGGAGCCGGCGATGAACTGCAGGATTTCAAAGATAAAATCGCTAAAATGAAATAACAAAAAGCCCACCACGCAAAAGGCAACGGCCAGATGTGTGGTGGGCATCATGCTTAGTTAGGGATCTTCAGCTTCCAACCGCTGTAGATGACATTGGATTTCAGACCGTTCAGGGTCTTAATCTCCGGGTAACGGGAGCCGTCGCCCAGATACTTCTTGGCGATGTCCCAAAGGGTATCGCCCTTCACGACGGTATGGATGCGGTAGGTCTCCTCGGTGTGTTCCTCCGTGGGATAGATGGCCACACCGTCATTGGTGAACACATGGGTACCAGGGTTCTTGTCAGCCGCCGCCTTGGCATTGGCCAGAATGCGGTAGGCACCGACCTGGGACTTCTTGTCCGCCCAGCTCTTACGCACACGGTAATAGCCCGTGGTCAGCTTTTCGGGATACTCGACAGCCGCCACAGTATCATCAGTCCCAGGTTTGGTTTCCACAGGAGCGTCCTGTGCGGCCAGGAGCTGACGGACTGCTTCACGGAAGGTATCCATGGACTTGCCGTGCTTGGGGAACCAATGCATGACATCGCCGTGGTTGGAGGCAATGCCCTTACGGTAACCTTCGGAGTGGCAGATGATGTCCTTCTCGGTCAGACCATAGAGCTTGCACAGATGGGCACAAAGCTCGACGGCCTCCTGATACACCTTTCCAAAGTAGGTGCTATCAGTGAGGCCGTCTTCGCAGATCTACGAANCNGNTATGAGTGTTGTTGGCGGAGCCGCCAGCGTGCCAGCCCCGGTGATCCCAGGGCAGGGTCTGATAGGTGGCGATGGTGCCGTCCTTCAACTTGCCGATGAAACCGTGGACACAAACCTCCCGGCCACCGGGATGGTAAGTGTTCCAATGGTTATTGTACTGGTTCACGCCCAGAAGACCATCATCGGGGCCGACATAGCGGCGGAGGTTGGGGTTGTTGGCACCAGTGGAGTGAACCATGATGCCCTTGACGGTGATCTTCTTGCCGGCCTTGTAGCAGGCGTTTTCGGTGAAGATGAGCTTATGCAGATTCATGTTCGATATCCTCCTTAGTGGCGGTGGGTTTGGTCAGCTGTTTGGCAATCTGGTTGGTACCAGTGGCGGACAGACCGCTGGCGGCACCCAGCACGATGGCAACCAGTAGATTCTGGGTATCCAGCACACCGGGGACGAAGTAAAATGCCACCACACCGCAGATTGCACCCAGAACACAGGCGATCAGCGGAATGAAGCGTCGAAACTTTTCATCGCCGCCCATGGCAGTCTTGGCGATGTCGATGATGGTGTACACGATTGCGGCCAGTGCGGGGATCGTGGTGATGTCAGTGAAAGCGTCCATGATTATTCCTCCATTTCTTATTTGTGGGCTTGTTTGTTGAGATGGGTTTCAATCTGCTCAATAGCAGCGGTAACGGGGCCGTTACAGCCCTGCTCGTGCAGACCCATTAAGCAAGCAAGAATGCCCTGGGTCAAAACGGTCTGCTCTTCCTTGATGGCCTTGATGTCTTTGTCCTGCTTCTCCTGCTTCAAGAACCATTTGTGTACGGCAAAGATGGCACCAAAAACGACACCGAGAGCAGTAATCGTTGCCGCAAGGGTTGTGAGATCCATTGTTCTGTCCTCCTGAAATTCATATTTTTATATGAAAATAGGCACCCTTACGGATGCCCAAATTCCTTATTCCAGCCATGCAGGTTTCTCCGGCACGACCATTGTTTCTGTGACATTCAGCCAGGCCTTATACCACTGACGCAGCTCCAAAAGTTGCGCCAGAGACACACCTTCGTACCATAGCTGGCCCCGGTTGATAACCGAGAAGCATTCTTTTTCCCGGAGAAGGCGGTATTCCGTCTTGAGTTCTTCGTCCAGATGCTTTTCGTAGGCAACGGCATCGTATTCCAGCTTGCCGTCCTGGAGACGGTAAGCGTAAAAATGATGAAGAAACAGATCGATGTCCTCGGGTTCTGGTACTTCGATGCCCCCTACCAAATCGCCCACATAGGCAAAGCTTAGAACGAAGCCATTATTATCTGTGATGATTTGCATGGTACCTCCTTAGTTTACTCCAAACACTCGCAGAACCTGGCCAGAACCGCTTCGGCCCTTATATGCAAGGGTGACTGTGCTGCCAGAATATGAGAGGTTGAAGGTATAGTAGTTGGTTTCATCTGCAAGCTGATAGGCGGTTGCTGTGGTTGTAATTTGCGCTTTGGGTATGAACAGGCTAACGCGGGCAGAAGTTGAATTCGGCTGACCGATAATGACATAGGCTTTATAGGAGCCGTAGTTGAAGGTTGTACTACCTGTGGTCAGTGTCCCGCTATATAGCGAGGTGCAGGTGATACCAAGATTTGTACGGGCTGCCGCTGCCGTGGTTGCACCAGTGCCGCCATAGGACAAAGCCAGTGCGGTTTCCAGGGTGATTTCCTCAAAGTCCTGTCTGTCGTAAGCCTGTTTGACAGCAGAGGCGGTTGCCGCCATCGTTGTGCTGGTAGAGGTCACGCTGGAGGACAGCTTGGTCAGACCATAGTAGGTTGTGGTGGCCGTGGACTTGCTGATGAGTTCCCAATAGCTGCCATTATAGACAAATAGCACGACCTCACCACTGCGCCACATATAGGTGCTGGCGGCGGTTGAGCCGTACTGCTTGATGGCAATGGCCCCCGTGCCGTGTTCACATTCAGCGTTGGGGATGCACCGGGTGTTGTCAGTAGGTGGAACTTGACTGCGATGGTAGCACCCTGTCTCCAATACAAAGCCAGAGCAAGTGACCACTTTCGCCACCGTTGCCGCGACTGTGGCACAGGTGCCGTAGTAGAACGGCGGTACATCGATATCCAGGTCGAGGTTATCTGCCGTTATGTTGCCGTCAATGTGGACATCCCCCTCGAAATGGCCGTCGCCGATCACATGAAGAGCGGCATCCGGGGTTGNNGTGTTGATGCCTACTTTCTTCTTTCGCAGAGCTACCAAAGGTGTGCCCTGGGGAACGGTAAAATACAGGCTCAGTGCCGACAGAGCGTTCAGCTGGTCTCGGATATAGATATGGAAATCATAGGATGAGTTGGCATCCAGGCTACAAAGTTCCAGATTGGAAAACGAGAAACTGGTGCCGTTCTGGGTCACCGACGATGTTATATTCGTATAAGCCCCATAACTGGTGGCGCTGGTCAGCTTGTATCGGTACTGCACATACAAAAGGCTGTTCTTTTGCGTTCCATCAACGGTGATGGGAGAAATACTGCAGTTGAAGATCAGCTGCATCTCCGCTTCGATGTCATTGGTTCGGCGGAGTGAGATGCTTGATACTTTTGGCTTTGCATATGGAATAACCGTGATTTGCTTGGTGCTGCTGACGGTGTAGCCACGAGAGTCAGTAGCGGTAACCACTACATCCACTGTCCCGGATTTGGAGACATCATAAAGGTTAATTGTTGCCCCCGTTGTGTTGGAACCGGTTACCCCGTTACAGGTGGCAGTATATTTGACGATGGATGCACCGTTCTTTGCTGTGGCAACACCGGGTGTGACATACAAATACGAATAAGACTGGATGAACAACTGGTCATTCCCTGTGATCGCAGTCGTGTTAGAAAGACCGTCCTTGTAGGAAAATGCTGTCATTGTGGGTCCAGAGTTTTCCGCCGTTGTTTGTACTGTGCAGGTACAGGAAGATGTACTGCCGATCTGGGTCGAACCATTCTTAGTTACCACCTTGATGGTGGCTGTGAAGGACTTCATGCTTGCCATCGCATCCAGCAGATCTGCCCGCTCTGTTTGAGAGAGCGTAATGGTGCGGTCAGCAGTTCCCTTTGACCAGGTTCTAGCCGAAAATGCCACATACTCTGTTGAGCCGTTACAGATGGACAAATAGTAGGAGTAGGACGCATCATATACCGTCACATTGGGTTTGAAGGTCACAGTGGTGGCATCGGCAGTAATGGTCGGACAGCTGTTGATAATTGCTCCGCCCAGGGTTTTAACTGTAACTGTGCTTGTTTCACCGTAGACTTGGTTGCTCTTTTTACGGGCAGCAACGCGGACATAGTAGGTGGTATTTGGTGAAAGCCCTGTGACCGTGGTGCTTGCCGATGTGCCGGCTGTGGTCGAAAAAGGAGTGGCAGAGATCCCGTCATCCAAACTGTAATCCCAATAATCTGCCGTGGCAGAAGATGTAGCAGTTATTTTGAAACTGTTAGCCGTGATATTGGAAACCGAGCAAGTAACAGTTGGTGCAGTTCGGTCAATGGCATCCAGATCAATGGTAGTGGATGCTGTAATAGAAGTAATGGATGTACCAGAATAGGTGCCAGAGAATCGCCAATAGGCAGACAGTGCCACACCGGTCTTTGTACCATTTGAGTTGTGGGCAACACGAACGGTATAGGTTTTTAGCAAGGTCAGGTCATAGTCTGCCGAACTGTCGTTGATTGCCGGGGCCGTGTAGATTTCGGCCACACCATTGATGGAAACGGTGGAGTCCGAGCGGGAGCCGACATTCAGCGTGTAGTATTTCAGATATACATTGAGCGTAACATCGGAGTAGTTACCTGTTATGCTCTGGGTCGCAGACCAGGTACAGTAAAGGCCGAAGTTATCGACCGGGTATTTATAAAAAGAGCCGGAAAGAGCCATGGCCCAACCTCCTTAGTCCAGAATGACAATGTTCAGCCCCTCAGATGCCGTAGGCATAGGGACAAACTTGGTTTTGCCCACCGTCAGTTCGCCGTCCACGGTGGTTTTCTTTGTGATCGTTTCATCTTTGTTCAGGGTGAAGATTTTCTCTTCGTTGTAGTAGCCGGAGAACTCCTGGTTCGTGATGACCGTCCGCTGCCCGGAGTCGCATTGGAAACCTCGATGCCACGGCGGTCGATTTTAACCTCTGTGGTATAGATTTCATTGGGCGCGGGAGTCCATTTGTGAACTGCCGAACCCTCTGCCAGGATGATGTCCGATACATACAGAGATGCCAGACGGTTGTAGGCATAGATGGTAATCGTGCCGTCCACCACATCGGGAATCACCGCAGAGAACTCTGTCCAACCGAAGGTGCTTGTGGTGTTGAACAGATACGCATATTTATTGCCGTTGTACTGCGCGTAAAAATACGAGGTGTAGCTTGCACCCGTTTTCTTGGCTCGGACGGAAATGGTGTATGCGCCGGGAACAACACCCGTAATGACCTGGGTCAGCGTGGAAGTGTCTCCAAGGACAAAAACAGGAGTCAGAGGTGGTATTGCTCTGCACATCCGTAGAGGAGTCCGTGGAGACCGTTCCCGTGACCGTCCAGTCATCCGTAATGCCGTTTAGACCGGCAGAGTTTTTGACATAATTGATGCCGCCTGCGAACTGCTCCTGCACTGTAACCGTCAAACCGTCCACCGAGTGTTGCAGTTCGGAGATCTGTGCCTCCATCTCCAGCACCGTTTCCTGTGTCCCGGAATGTTCTCCTTCCAGGGTCTGCACCGTTTCCGTCAGACTGGAAACATAGCTGTTCATGCCGTCAATGGAACTCTGAAACTCACCGAACCGGGTAGTGTGGGTGGAAACGGTCTCCCGCAGTTCTTCCAGATTGTTCTGGACAACCCAGCCGAGACCGTCCCACACCATTGTTTCCGGCGGGACCGTTGCGGTGTTTACCCACAGCTGACCCACATAAGGGTTCTCCGGGGCGGTGTCAGAAGTAACGACATCGCGGATATTGGTAATCGTAAATTGAGCAACCGCCCTCATGGGAACACCTCCTTACAGGGTGACTACGCACATAAAGGTAGCCTTGGTGTCAACATCGGTATTGGACACGGAGAGGGTCTTGCCGGTCTTGCTGCCGGAAGTACCCCAGGAGGTGTCGATCGCACCATCCTTGTCATACTTCGTCCAGGTATAAGTGCCGTTGCCCTCGGCATCGATTTCCGCACCGGCCTGATACACCACAGCGGTCAGCACCGTGGAGCCTTCGCCGTTCTTAAAGACATCGCCACCCGTACTGGTGATGACCACCTGGATGGGGTCAGAGTTGTCAATGAAGGTGGCAACATCGGAGAAGGTGGAGTTGTAGGTGCTGGAAGTGGTGTCGGAGTCGGTGGCTACGCACTTGAATACCGCGTAGCTGTCTACGGCAGCGGCATAAACCGTAATGGTTGCCGTAGTAGTGCCGGTGTACATACCCGTGGTATCCGACAGCTTGCGCCAGCCGATGCCAAAGGCGGCATCATAACCGCTGGAACTGGTGGAAGTAACGCTGCTATCCATAATGGCCCACTTGTAGGTCACGTTGGTGGTATCCACAGTAGAACCGCGCCACAGTTCCGCAGTTGCCGTCAGCGTGGCAACCTCGCTGTTCTTGAACACGTTACCGCTGGGAGTTGCAACAAGCAGATCCGTAATGCCGGAGCCGTTGACCACCCTGCTGAAAGAAATAGTCAGCGGATGGGTAATGGACAGGCCGGTGGATTCATCCTTGTACGTGATTACGCAGCGGTAGTCGATACCAGGAAGGCCGGACATGACATTACCCTTGATGGTAAGGATGTGGCTCTTGGTGCCGGAGAGTGCGTAGTTGCCGGAAGAAGTAATGGCTGTGGTGGAACTGCCGATATACCACTTGACGGAAGTGACCGATGCAGAGGTAATCTGATCGGTGGTAGTACCGATGACATACAGGCTGGGAGTCAGAACCAGGTTGGTGTCCGACCAGTCGGGGTTATAGGTATCGTTGTCCGGGTTGTACATCTGAGTTTTTGCCAGATTGGAGCCGATGTAGCCGGTCAGCGTAAGCGCGTCATTGTAGTCAATAATGGTAAATTGACCTTGTGCTTTACTCATGAGAAATCCTCCTTGTTAGCCCAAAAGGCTGGTTCTTGTAGTTGTGTCGATGAGATCGCAGAAGAAGGTTGCCCGGACTTTAACATCATCGCTGTCAACATCGATGGATTTGGTGCCGCCAGCGTGGTCGGCATTCCATTTGGCATCCGATTCTGCGTCATCGGAGACACGGGTCCATATAAACTGGTTGGGATCGAGTGTATCCGTGATATTCTCATCCCAGGAGAATACCGTGGCATACAGCGTGGTTTGGATGAGGCCGTTCTTGAAGATGTTCCCGTTGGAGGACGAGATGACCAGGCGGTACATCTTCTGCTCCTCAATGGTGGTAATGCGGTCGGAAACCTTCTCCACGGTTTCTGTGGTTGCATAAGCGCGGAGAACCACCTCGCCGGTCTCCAAATCCCAATAAGACGAGCCATCTTGGGATTGAATGACGCCGGCTTTGATGATGTTTGCCACCAGGCAGCCAGAAGTGATAAAGTCAGCCACAATCTGACCGTCAGCGGTGATGGCGGTTTCGTAGGGGCCGTTGTAACCGTTGCTGGAAAAGCCCAAGCCGCCCACATTCCAACGCCATACATTGACTGCCTCCTCAATAGACGGAGCGTCCAGAATCAGCAGTTCGTAAGGCTGCCCGGAATCGGAGTCGGTGTGAATGACCACATAGCCGCCCGTCTGCCCGGTGATCAAACCTGTGGCATTTTTGATTGCAGAGTTCATCAGCACCGGGAAACGGTCAACCTTTGCCGCGGCATCTTCGGCAGCGGTTTCCGCAGCAGACACATTGTTGAGTAAGTTCGCCTTGGCACTGCCCAGGGAGATAGAAATATACTTCTCTGCCAGGGTGTCATACACCGTAGTGATGACCTTTGCCTTTGCGGTAATTCCAAGCAAACTGTGACGAATTGTCACGGTATCACAGAGAGATACCCGCTCCAGAACGGCGGCATATTCCGGCTGTCTCCAGAGCGGCTCAAAGGCAACGGTGAGCGTCGGGGTCGCAATACCCAGAGGATTGTTTTTGAGATAGTTATTGGCGTATGCGCGGAGGCCATCCACCGAGACTGGGTTTTCCTCATCGAAATACTCAGTGAAGTCTCGAATGAGGGTCTTTCGCTGTACCAGGGTGGTATCCGCAATGGGCAGAAGAACCTCGGGCAGCGTGACCGCCGTTTCTGTGCCGTCCTCTGCGGTGATGACCGCATACGGCAGAAGATCGGTATAAACATCGGTGTTTTCGTTGTCATGCTCCAGATCCGTGAGGTTTTTGCCATACTCGATCACAACGCCGGTAGGCTGGCCCCGGCCCTGGTGGTGGATAACCTGGAAGTTGTCCCATTCAAATTCGCCGCCCCACAAATCCAGAAAAGAACCTGCCACACCACCCAAACAGGCACGGACACTCTGGGGTTTGGATACCGAGAACGTCTTTGCCACCGAATAATCAGTCTGACAGGTAAAACCGTGAGGCGTGGCCGTATTGGCAAACACGCGCTCCATGGCCAGTGCAGGAGAAATGGACTCCGCTGTCCATTGCAGAGCGGCGATGTTGGAGAGATCGTAGGACAGATGCTGTGCGTAAACAGTGATCTGGCCATTGATGGGCGTTGTTACCCGGTAGATACGGAACACCTGGTCTTTGGCGGTATCGTTGGGTTTTGCCTTCACCAGCCGCTCTGTGGTGATTTCTGTGTAAAGAGCGCCGGTGATGGGGATACTTCAAAACACACTCAAACGCACCATTGCGCTCCTCTGTGACTTCGCAGGAAACGCAGTCTTTTAGAACGCCGATGCCAAAGGTGGTAAAGTCTGTTGCATTCGCTTTGTAGAGAACCGGGATCACAGGCAGCACCACCTTGGAGTTACGGTGACCGCAGTAATGCCGCCAGAGAAAGATACCGTATTTTCCCCGGGGTAAAGGAGCGGGAAACCATCGCCGGATACAGTATCATTTTTCGGCTCGGCATCCTTATAGAAGTTCATTTGCTCGGAGTCGGCCTCCACATATCCGTCAATGGAGGTAAAATTCCAGGTAGCATTGCTTCCTTCGGACTGAATAGTCAGGGTCCCTTTGCCGCTACCCTCAATGCGGAGGATCGGCTTACTGGTAAAGGGGTACGGATTCAGCAGCACCTCACCAGTTGCCAGCGTGACACTTTCCGTGCCAGCAGCATCGTATCGGTAGGGCTTGCAGGAGAAGCTGATCGTAAAGATACCGATGCGGTTCAGTTCATCTTCGATATCCAGCTTGCCAGCAAATACCGCATGACGGAAGAAGGCTGTATCGTAGGTATCGGACAGCGTGTGGTAGCTGTTCAGCCCGGAATACAGCCATGCTTTTACCGCCGTGATTTTCTGCGAAAGTTCGGAGATGGTCTTTGCGGGAATGAACACGGAATAGGTCACCTGAATATTGGGAAATCTGCTGCTGCCAGCAATCAGATCACCGTCCCTACCGGGGATGGACAGGAAATCCACCTCGTATTCGGGGCCAGAAAATACATTCTTGCTTTCAATCCGCAGACCCATATCAGAAGAACGAATGCCCTTATATTCAAAATAATTCACGCAAATACCACCCCTTTCCGTTTCGCAAATTGGCCAGCTGTGACCATGATTTCATTGGTCAGCTGATGGATATCCTCAGAAGAATAATTGTTGAAGTTCGTGATGTTCAGCACCAGCTGGAGGCCGCTCTGACCCTTGGTGCCGGTCGCCCCGGATACAGCTCCGCTGATACTACCGTCCACATGGAAGTCGGTAGGCAGAGCGGTTTCCATATCCTTGGCAAGTCCATGCATAACATCGTTGATATCGCTGCTCATGGCTTCCGCTGCCTTGACCGCTTCGCCGCCGTTATCCTCAATGGAGCCAGAGAGGCCCTTTACCAACATCTCACCGATCCAAGCCATTTCGTCAGAGGGACTGTGGATTCCGAAGAAATCGCAGATTCCATCCCAGATGGAGGAGATCCAGCCAGACACCTTGTTCCAGAGCCAGGAGGCCAGGGATTGGATACCCTGCCAGAGGCCACGGACGAGGTTACCACCCACTTCTGCAAGCTGGGACACGCCTTTGCCCAGGGCACTCACCAAACCAGAAATGATCTGAGGTACAGCCTTTACGATTTCCACGATGATGGTTGGTAGATTCTTGATGAGCGAAGTTAGCAGATCAATACCAGCCTGCACGATCAGAGGAATGTTGCTGATGACCGCATTGACGATGCCGGAGATGATGTCCGGGATCGCACCGACGATAGTGGTAATGATCTGGGGCAAAGCCTGGATCAAGGAAACCAGCAGGTCAATGCCTGCCTGGATGATCTGAGGGATCGCCCCAAGGACGGCCTGAATGATGCCGCTGATGATCTGGGGAATCGCCTCTACGATGGCAGTGATGATTTGGGGCAAGGCTGCGACCAAGGAGGTCAGTAGCTGTATGCCTGTCTCGATGATCTGCGGAATGGCATCCAAAATAAAGTTGATGATGCTTAGTATGATCTCGGGCAGAGCAGCGATCAGCACAGGGATGGCCGCAATGAGGCCGTCTGCCAGACCGGTGATCAGCTGGAGGGCTGCATCCAGAATCATGGGTAGACTGTCAATGAGGCTCTGCACGATGGTGATAATCGCTTGGATCGCTGTGGGAATCAGCGTGGGCAAAGCCTGTCCGATGCCCTGAACCAAAGACATGACAATCTGGATCGCTGTTTCCACCAGCAGGGGTAGATTCTCAATCAGTGTATTTACGATGGTGAGAACTGCCTGAATGACCACCGGGATAATCTCTGGCAGTAGTGTTAGCAGTGTATTCAGCACTTGGGAGAACAGGTCAACGACTGTTTCCAGCAAAGTGGGCAGAAGTTCAATCGCTGTTTCGAGAATGGTGTTCAGTGCCGTGGGCAGAGCCGCAATGATATTCTCGATGACTGGGGTAATGTTAGTCAGCACATCCTGGAAGGCATCGACCACATTATTGCAGAGTTGCTCAATGTCAGCGTCGGCATTACCGAAGCCTACCACCAGATTGGCGATGGCCGCCTTCATGGAGTTCATGGAGCCTTCGATGGTATGTTCCGCTTCGGCGGCGGTGGCACCGGCAACGCCCATGCTCTCCTGAATGACATGGATGGCATCGACCACATCGGCATAGGATTCGATATTGTACTCAATGCCGGAAATGGCCTGGGCATCGGCCAGCAACCGCTCCATTTCGGTCTTGGTGCCGCCGTAGCCCAGCTTGAGGTTATCCAGCATGGTGTAATTCTGCTTGGCAAAACCCTGGTATGCGTTCTGGATGAGGCCGATGTCGGTACCCATCTTGTTGGCGTTGTCCGCCATGTCGGTGATGGCCATATCCGCATACTTTACAGCCGCCTCCGTATCGCCACCCAGAGAGGAAATCAGCGATGCGGAGAAAGATGTGACCGTAGACATATAATCGTTTGCCGACATACCAGCGGTCTTGTATGCGTTATTGGCGTACTCCTGCAGAGCGGCGGAGGAGTCTTTGAAGAGAGTATCAACACCACCCACCAGCTGCTCGTATTCACCATAGGCTTCCACGACAGCTTTGCCCAGGGAAACTGCGGCTGCGGCAGCGGCGGCCACACAGGCGCCCATTGCCACGCCCACAGTTTTCAGAGTGCCGCCCAGCTTGGAGAACTTACCCTCACTGTCATCGGCGGCATCCCCGGCATCGTCCAGCTCTTCTTCCAGATCGTCTGCGGAGTCGCCGGTGTCATCCATTTCCTTGCCCAGCTCATCCATGGCAGCTTCGTTGTCAGCCAGCTCACGCTCCATACCATTTAGGGCAGCCTGGGCATTGTTCAGTTGGATCTGCCAAGCCTGGGTACGGCGGTCATTCTCACCAAAGGACTCGGCGGCATTGACGAGAGCCTGCTTCAGCATCTCCACCTTTTTGCGTTGGGCTTCGACCTGTTCGGTCAGCACCTTGTGCCGTGCGGCGAGAGCTTC